TTGATGTCTGCTAGAATAAAACTAGCAAGAGGATCAATGACAACGAGAGCCAAATTATCCATTTGCATGATTTGTCGTTCAATCTGTTTCCACTCATCCGTAATAACAGGTCGACCATTTTGGATTGCAACGATAGGTACCACGCCGCCGTGGTCTGGGAAAGGGATAATGTGTAAGTCACACCCTGTTTCCCTAAATCTATGCCCGTTTTTATCCAACTTTTCAATACGTCTATGTATTTCATCTTTTTCATCCTCTGCTGTTAAGATAACGACATTGCCGTTATCAAGTAATGTAGCATCAAAAGCTTTGTCAATTCCGACATTGCCGTATGCTATCTTCATGCCCAAGTCGAGAGTCAAAATTCCTTTACCTGTGTCACCAGAAGCAGCAAGTATACCTGCAACTCCTTTAGGTAAAGTAGACTCCAACAAATATTCATAAGCTGGGGCTTTGCCTTGAACTAAATTTTTAACAGATAAAGAGTTATTTAACAAATTAATAGGAGCTGTGCCCTCAGTGTTTAATACCTCGTTAATGTCAAAATTTTCTTCTATTGCATCAGCGACGTCCCAACCTCTTGGTTTTTGGTCTGGAATATCAACGACTTTAATTGATGCACATTTGTTGTTTAGAAAGTGAGAGAGCTTCGTAGCGTACTTCTTTCCCGCTTCGTCATTGTCTGGCCATATAATTAAATTCTTGCCCTCTAAGACGCTCCAATCCGTTTTCTCCATGGAGGTGTTTGAACCACCCATCGCACTCGCTGATGGAATGTTCTTCGATGTTAGTGCGTCTACACACTTCTCTCCTTCTACAAAAACTACAGTGTCTTCGTTTACTATCTTTGGAATGTTGTACAGAGGTCTAACGATTGGCATTTTGTACTCGCCTGTTGTTAGCCTGGGTCTAAAAGTTTTGTCTCCGTTGTCATACTCAATACGAAGTACACTACATAATAAGTTATTATCCTTATCAAGATACTTGTGCTCTATAACTTTTTCTTGCTTGGGCTCTGGTTTATATACCGGCTCCGCAGGAGCCACATAAGTATGCTGTAATGGTATGCCAAATCTTTCTGATATTTCTTTTACAGAGTCTTGGAATGAAATATTTTGAGAGTAAGACCATACATCAATAAAATCACTGAATGAATTACCGCCGTTAAACTCACTACCTAGTCCGTCTTTATCTAAATTAAATGAGCAAGAATCTCCCGGAGATCCATCTAAGTTTCCTATTACAAACTCGTTACCCCTTAGTCGTCCGTTTGGAAACATGTATCCAAATATACTTTTAAGTGATCCTCTAGCCCTTGTTTTAAAATCTGTTACATCAAATTGCGATGGAATATCATTTCCAGCTTGGTTGAAGTCCAGATTGCTGTTCTTTATCATTTTTTATATCCCAACATCTACTCTTAAATTCACAAAATCTACATAAAAAGCTATCAGCTTTTGCTGCTACCCTCGGCATCATCTCATTATTGCTTGTTGCTTTTAAAATATAAACCGCTGCGTCCGACACCCTTTGAGCAACTTTAGCATCAAAAGGTATTTTTTCAAAATATATCTCTTGCGTGTTTTTATTTACAACTGTAAACAATGCTGGGTTATCCATTAAACCCATATAAGTCTGATACAATACTACCTGTGCGTAATACACTTGGTTAGTTTCTTTAGTTCCTTTCTTTTTAAACTCATTCCATTTCTTATCGTTAGCTGATTTACATTCCCATAAAAATGGATACGACCAATCAACAGGACCATCTGTAATGATACCATCAACATGGCCTTTAATCTCTCCGTCTGCTGTGTCAAAGCCAAACTGACGACCTTGCTTGTCTTGTGTAAGCAAATTAAATTTAGCTTTTATTAACCATGCAATGGCTAAGTCTTCAAAGTTGTGACCAACTTGAAATATTCTTAATGTTCTTCCATTAAAATCTTTGCCTTCATCTGGCGGAGTTTGCATATAACGATACTGTAATTTTCGTTTACATGATTCTCCAAGAGACGAAGCCCCAAGATATGTTCGTTTAGGTTCTTTTTGATTCTCAAGAACAAGAGCTTTATCAATATGTGGTAAAACCACATCACTGACATCTCCATTGTTTATAGGTGGATTAAGATCTATCATACTAAAAAGGAATGGGGTCGTCCCAGAGCTCCTCTTCTGTATATTTCTTATTTTTTGGTGGTTCTTCCTTTAAAGTTCCTTTAAAATCTTCTGTTCCATAATTTGCAGCCGATGTTTGTCTTACGTCTTCTACTATTCTTTCATGCAATCTTTTTTTATAAGCAACTAAAAGCGTTGTTACTAAATCAAATATTTGGTCTGGTGATATTTCAGCTATCTTGGTTTCCCAACCTATAGCTTCAAAAGTTGGCACAATATCTTTTATAGTATCTTGTACGGCTTTTGTTTCTGGTTCTGTTCCTGTATACATCTTGGTTCCCTTTTCAGTCTGTTTGTTAATAAAATCAAGTGCTTGCATGCACCCAAAGTAATTTAAAATATTATCTCTACCAATCGAATTATAACTATAAATAAAAGGATTGGCCCCGACATGATTACATAATCCACAAATTCTCCTCTTTCCTAATTTCTTTATTATGTTTGATTGTTCTTTTGATAATGGTTTCCAACAATACAACAAAGAACACTCCTAAATTTTTGTGGGAGATTTAGACAGCAAGGCTCTCCCACAAGCCTTATTTGGGTAGGTGAAATGATAAAATACCTACTGTCTTTACGCCCATGATGGTTTCCCTGAACTGTTGGCAGGAGCTTGCGGAGCTTCAGCTACAGCACCAGTTGCCGCAACNGGNGTTGCAGTGGCAGTGGCTTGTACAGGGGCACTAGAAGGTTTGGGGCTTCTAATTAAACCGTCTGGACCTAATGGTTGTTTGTATTCAGGCATGCCCGGAACTATTATTCGGTCAAGCTTGTTGCTTACTTTTTCGTTGTACTCTTCAGTACCAACGCTTGTCTTAAAAATAAGATTGTTGAGATCACCATAAGAAGAAAGTACTCTTACGGCCTTAGCTTCTTCACTCATATCCCTTGGCTCAATATTATAACAAGACTCAAGCATTGCACGAATTGTTCTCATTGAGATGTTGCCAGCTTTACTTTACCATTATCGTCTAAGCTACCGCCCATGACTGTAAGGTTTGTCCAAAATTTACGTTTCGCAAACTCTCCGTTTATTACGGTAAATTCACAATCTAAATATTGAGCATCAGATCTCTGAGATTGTTTTAAAAGACCACCATCACCTGCACCGCCTGGTCTAATTGTTAGAAGTACATCTACAATTGTACCTTCTGGCATTGGTGAAAAGTCTGTTGATCCTGTTCCTGCGTATTGTTCGTCTGCTTCATTAAAGTTTAACATTATGTTGTCTCCTTGCTATTTGTTAATATTTGTACGTTTGGTATATCGTGTTTAAGTATTTCTGCTGTAGTTTTTGTTTTAGGTGCTACTAACTTAGCAAGCAACTTACCTAAATGCGGTTCTTCAACAGTGTTTAATTTTCCGCTTCTGTCTTTAGCAGGGAACCCTTCTGGGTTGTCTGTAAGACATACAAATTCACGCCATGAGTTACCTGTCTCATCACGATTTATTCTCATTGTAATAAGTTCATCAACAATTCCGGGTAGTTCGTTACCAACTTTGGATCCTTCTACTTGGATTTTAAATATTTTCTGATTAAACTCATCTGTGTTTTCATCTAAGATGCCAACCAACACAACATTCTTATCTCTGACATGTTGTAATTGTGTTAACCAATCAAGCATTTCTCTGCCGTGCAATCCATAAACTGCAAGCATGTTGATTTTCTTAGTCTTATCAGTGAGCACTTCATCTTGCTGCTTACACCATCTAAAACTTAATCGACCTGCTACTGTTATAGAATCAACAAACAAAGTTTTATACTTTGCATGGATACTAGCTGGGTCACCCCATTCTTTTACAAGGTGATCATAGTGTGCTTGTGAGTATGGCATATCAGGGCTTAAACTTGCGTTAGGGCCACCAAAGTAACAGGCGAAGTTTCTAGCTTCTTCCCATGTCTCTGGTCGTATAGTGTCACCACCCCACTCGCTTAGTGCAATGTCACCTGCCTCTAAGTCCATAAATAATGTCTCTTCAGCTGGTAGTGTAAATAAAAGACTTGTTTTACCAACACCACTTTCACCTGCTATGACAATCTTTGCTCCTTTAGTTTCTTTAAGTCGTTCCGACGCATTTATTATCTTCATGTTCTATCCTTTTAATTAATTAAATTGTTTCTAAGTTGTTCTATATCTTGAACCTCTTCTTCTTTTATTGGCTCAATTATTATACGAACAGCGGGGAGCTCAGTACCAGGCGTAAACTTATCTTTATCAAAACAATGAACAACTTCAATAATGCTATCCATCTTAGATTTAAAGACAAACCTACATAAACCCGCAAAAGAAGCTTCCCCTAACGCTTGTAATATGTTTTCCATATCTTTTTTTGTCACGAGGTTTCCTCGACACTGATATAATAATCAGGCCCTTTAGCCTCAACTGTTCGAGATTTCTCAAGAATAAGTTGTATACGAGGATCTGCATCCTTGTACTTATTCTCTGAGACCTTGACAGTAATGTCAGAAATGTTTTTTGCGACTTCTGATCCAAAGTCTTCTTCAACTTTGTTCAGTGCTTCCCACAATGTATTCGTATCCCACGTTACTGCTTTTCTTACTGTTGCCTTTACAGATAATTCTTCTTCCTGAAAGGTTACAGTTCCGGTGTCTTTGTTTTCTCCTTGCAATCGAGATTCAACACGCTGCGAATATCTTCGCTCGCATACTTTCTTCTCTAATGTTCGGAGGGAATCAGCAACACCTT